ACCGCGCCAGGTTTCATCGCGCGGTATAGTTCGCGCGCCATCCATGCGTGATGCTCCAAGAATTCAGCATGTGAGGCTGCATTGCCCATATCTCGCTCGCTGTCACTGTAGATATATAGCGAGCTAAACGGGCTGGAAAAACACGCCATATCAAGCATGTTCGCAGGCAATCCGCTCAGGAATTCAACGCAGTCCGCGTTGTAGATCGCCCAGTTGTTTCCTTCGTAATCGGGTGTCATTAGTTCTCTCCGGTTATCCAGCTTGGTAGCGTGACTGTTGGCGTTCTTGTGTAAGCACGACGCAAAACAACGTCCTCAGATTGGGCTCGCACCATAGCCTCAGACATTGCGCGCTTCATCTTGTCATGGTCCGCGGCCTTGCGCGATACATTAGACCATATCTGACTCTCAGTGTCTGCAATAACGATATGCGCGTTCACTGGTTTTTTTTGTCCAAACCTCCAAGCCCGCCGCACGGCTTGGTAGTGTTGTTCATAACTATGAGAGATCGAGGCAAACACGACGCGCGTTGCATGCTGCCAGTTCAGGCCAAAGCCTGCAAGCTTGGGCTTGGTGACGATTACTCTTTTCTCGCCAAAGGTGAAGGCATCAAGTGCTTTCTCTTTAGCGTCTAGCGTCATGCTCCCGTGAACCTCGATCGCGTCTGGAATTGCTTTGGCAAGCTTAGCGCTTTCGTCGTTTGTCTCGCACCATACGATCACAGGCTCGGTGGTTTCATTCGCCAGCTTGGCTGACTGTGCAACCCTAGCTTCGAGTGTCAGCCGCTTTTCTTTGTGAATTGCCGTGGCGCTCTGGTCAGGAATGCGAAACAGCATTCCTTCCGGCACATCCTCGGTTACATCCGCCCGCACCATGTGCACGGTATATTTTAGCGGCGGCAACACAAAGCCTGCATCCTCGCCACCTAGATCGCTTGGTAGCGATGCAGCCCGCGCCCATGTTGCAACCCACGACCAAAAGTTATTGACCGCGTGACCTTTAAGACGGTATCCGCCCATGGTGGTTTGATCTGAAATGAACCAGCGCGACAGCATTTCAGGGCCTGGCATGATGCCAAGAAATTCGGAATGCTGGCCAATCTCCATATGGTCATTCGGAGCTGGCGTTGCAGTTGCAGCAAGCCGGTAAGGCGTCTGCGAAAAGGCATCGACCAGCGCACGTTTGGTTGTGCCGGTGAAGGCCTTTAGGATTGAGCTTTCGTCAAGCACTACACCTCCAAATTGCGCGCAATTGATCTTGGGAAGCCGTTCATAGTTGGCGATATTTACTCCTGACCACACTTCGTCATTCTCACGAATGACGCGCGCCTCGACGCCGATCGCCTCACATTCGCGCCTCATTTGTTGCGCTACGGCAAGAGGCGTCAATATTAGACTAGGCTTGCCAGTCGCCTGCATAAACTCCCACGCGGCGGCAGCTTCTACGCGCGACTTGCCTAGGCCGGTGTCAAGGAAACAAGCCGTGCGGCCCTTGTTGCAGGCAAATTCAAGAGCCTTGCGTTGATGTGGGAATAGTGACGGCCATTCGCCTCGCAAGTAAAAGCCTACTCCGTCAACAAGCTTGCCCTTGCGCGCGATGAAATCATGATAATCTTTAAGGGTATTCATGGGGCTATCTCCGGTGCAACCAGGGGCTCGCGCCCCTGGTCCCTGTTTCCTTACCGCTTCCACGGCGGCGTGGATGATGTTGGCGCAACCGTCCCCGCCTTGACGTCGGCGTATGAGGCTACGTTATCGACAGGCGCGAAAGACTTAATCTCGTTCCGCTCCTGGTCGTATCCATTCGCCCGGTCGCGTTCGCTTGGAGACTTAACGATCACCTCCACCATAAGCTGGCGATTGAGCAGCTCGTCGGAATGCTTCGGCGCGACAATACCGATCGCGGTTGCGATCTTGCTCAGGCTTTGCTGAGCAATTTTTACCGCCGTGGGATTGGGATTTTTGAGGTTCAACCGCTCCCAGATCTTGCGCCCTTGTGCCGGGCCTTCCAAGATCTCGCCGGTCAATTCAAGATAAGAGCCCGTTCCCGCTTTCGTGGTTTTGGTCTCGCCCTTGATCCAGGCGATTTTGTACCATCCCGCGTCAAGCAACCCCCGTTCGGCGGGTTCTTCGACTTTGCTCCAGTCAATGTGTGAAAGGTCCATTGTTATGCTCTCCGGTTTGGTTGGTAGAATTCGTCGTGCGCTTTCAGTGCCTCAGTGTAAATCGTCCCCTCAAGTCCGGAAACGATAGCCTCAATATCTTGCGGCTTTTCGTATGTGTAACCTATCGCGCGAGCCAGCATCAGTGACAATATCCACACAACATCTGCGCGCGATTTATTGTAGTTGCCATCAATGACATATTGAGCGCATATGGCCCATATGTCGTCGGCAAGTTTCTGGTGCGGCTTCATTGTTATGCTCTCCGGTTTTTGCGTTCGGCTTCGTTCATCTCGTGCCATGTCTCCACGGCGCTTTCAAAGATATATGCCTCGGCTGATGTGGTAATCTCATCAATTCTCTTTACATCCTTACACGTCGCCGCGATAACTTGCGCCAAAACTAGGGCTAAGACCCCGGCAGCATTGCCGGCGTTACTCTCCCCGCGTGCTGTTGGTAAATTTAGGTATGCGTGCACGCTTTCTCGGATCTCATCTTCTAGCTCATCAAGGGTCATTTGCTGCACCATTGTTCGAAAGGGTTACCATCGTCAAAACTAAAGCCCAATGGTGAAGAAATCGCAAACCTGTTTTTTGTGACGCTTGATGCTTGCGGGTGACAGATGATTTCGCGCTCGCCTGACGATATTGCACGGCGCTTGTCCTCATCGCCCACGACGTGGGTTTTGAGCCTGATCAGACAGACCGCGTCCACATTGTCCGTATAATGCGGGACGCTCTTACGATGCATCCGGATGCAGTACCGCGCGAAGGGATCGTAGTCGGGCAGGTCCAAAACCTCCGTGTCGGCGTGCGCGATGAACACGATATTCATACCCTTGTCGTACGCCAGGCTCCCGGCCCACTCCCTGATCTGGCGGTGCCGTTCTGCCGCCGCAGAATATCCCGCGCCATAGCCTCCGCCCGCTTGCGCGATCGACTTGGCCTTTGGGTCTCCCGCGACAATCTCGTGCTCGATCATGGTGGCGAGCTGGGTCACGCTGTCGATAACCAGCGTCTTAAATTCATGCTCCTGAGTTGCCAGCGCCTCGATCTGGTCGAATACGTCTTGGACCGTATGCGCCAGCGGCATCAGGGATACGTGGTCCGCGCCTTGTAGTGATGCCGTGCCATCTTCAGTGCGGATGAATACCGGCGCTGGGAACATCGACGCCAGCGTGGTTTTTCCCATCCCGCCCTCGCCGAATAGCGTAATGATTACAGGGCGTTGCCCGGCGGGCTTCTCCAGTTTGCTTAGATCAATTGCCATTGGTGGTGTTCCTCTTTTTTAGCACTGTCACTTTCCAGGGCGTCGGCTCGCGTTCAATCCCCGGGTAGCATGCTTTGGGATGGTGTGCGCAGGCGGAAACCGCCCACGACACTGCCAAGACCAACAAAAATTTCATCGGATCTGCACCCCGATTTTCTGGGGCTTCACCTCGAATGCGCTTGCAATCTTGCGCCAGATCTCGGGCTCATTGGCCGCCAGATACTTGCAGCCTGTCGGGTCCGCTTCCAGCTTGATTTTCACGGGCCGCATGTCGGGCGGGCAGTGTTCTGCCACTTGCGTCCATGTGTTGGGATCCACCTTGCGGGCCAAGCCCTGGCGCAAAGTGATGCGGTAATCACCCACAACGTGGGTAATGGACCCCTCGGATTTGGTTTCAAGGGCTTGCGCCAGTTGTTCCTCGATCGCGTGGCGTTGCGCCCGCGCGGTTTCCTCGATGCGCTTGGCCTCGATCCAATCGCGGGCAAGGGCTTGGATGTTGTCATTAGTCATGTTTGGTATCTCCGGTTCTGTCTCTCTGACGCATCAACCTTGACGCCAGGCGCGCAATATGTCAAGCGGCGATGATAATTTTTTACCAGTGAGGGCATTATGACGACAGATCAAATCATCGCCGCGCTAAGCGATCGGAAAATCACGGTAGTCGCCCGCAGAACCGGCATCAGCCTGGGAACGCTTTACAAGATCCAGCGCGGGCAGGTTGAAAACATTCGGGTTTCCATCATCACTCGCCTTGCGGCTTATCTGCAACCTTGCGGTGGATGATGAAAGGCCGCCCGCCTTTGGGGCCTGCTTCAAGCTTGGCGCGTTCAATCGGATAATCGTCGCAGATCATGGCGAGCAACCCGTCGCGTTCCGGCTTTTTGAGGTTGCCTAGCTTCGGGACTTGCCGCAACAGTTCTGCCATTGTGAGCCCGGCGGTTCCTGACTCCATAATTGCAGATGCCACTTTTTTTCGCAGCGAGTCCGTGTCGCCTTCGGCCAAATGCTCGCCCATAGCCTCCAGCGTCTGCCGGGCATAAAAGTCAATATAATCAATCGCCCATTGGGCCGCCGCCTCTGAGATCTCGCCCTCACCTAGACTACGCGAGACGATCAACGCAACGCGCATCGCGATTTCGCGCGACCGGTTCAGCATGTCGGCTCGCACTGGCGGTAAGCTATTCTGGCGGTCGATTAAGTCCGCCTCATAATCAGAGAGCAACCGCACAGCCGCCTCGGAGAATTGCACCACGACAGGTTCCGGCGGGAAATCATATCCGATATCTTGCAAATTACCCGCGCCCGGCGCTTGTGCTGTCGCGCAATCCTTGCACCATTGCACCAGATCAGGCGGCACCGGGATAGGGGCCGGGCTTCGGGAGACTTCACGCGGGCGCTTGCTTTCGACAATCACAAAACGATTCAGGAAGCCTGACGAAACGTCCTTGCCTCCGATTGCTTCGTAAAATGTCTCAGGCGTGGTCATGCCTAGCAAGGTGATGCTCGG